TGTACATTGCTAATTTATATGTATCAGTTGATGCATCAAAATCGTGACTTCCTTGTAGTAATTCTTTTTTAAAAGAATCACAGATTGCGTTTGTTGTTATTGCCATAATTATTCTCCTTTAAAATTATTGGTTTGGAGAAGGAGAAGGTACTACCACTCTTGGTACACCGTCATCAAACTCCCCCCGTCTTCTTCTACCCATTTGTTGTAGGGCAAAATTTTGTACTTCTTCATTATACTTGGTTTGGTATAGGTTGTATAGATTGTCTGGTCCTTTTAAAAATCTAAAAGCTTCAGTTAGTACACCATGTAAAAGCATTGATTCTTGGTATTTAGAAATAAAAGTAGTGGTAGTAGAAGTAAATTTTGATGGATCCGTTATATAATTAATTTGAACTTGTAAAGCAGAACTAGGCATAGGAGCTACTAATAAATTAAAATCGTCCCAATTAGCCCAATATTTTGGAGTACCTGTTGCTCCTTCGTTATTGTATTCAGATATAAAACTAGTATCTCTTTTTTCTAAAAAAGTTCTATTATCACTTCCATCAATTACTTGAACGGATCTTATAATAGTTAAATCAGAAGGTAATGAAACATATCTGTTATTAGTTGTAAAATTTGAAGTAGAATATTTTCTTAAGTCATCATAATCAACTTTACCTGCGATATCTAATTCTACAGATCTAATAAAATCTTGAATAATTGCATCAGTTAAAACATTGCTATCTACTTCTGTATAGTTTCTAACTTGAGTTAAAAAATTTGAATAAGTTACAGCCATTACGTAATACTCACTGTTATGTTACCTATAAAAGAATCTGCTTGTCTTCTTCTATTTTGTAATGATGGGTCTGCAGGAATCATAGCACTTGTACCTTGAGTTATAAAAGCAAAATCTCCAGGTAAATTTAAATTAGCAGTAATCATTCCTTGGCCTCCAGAAGATGCTATTGCACCATTTACTTCTTTTGGTTGTTGAAAATCTTGTGATCTAGTATTCATTAAAGCAATTGCATCTGCTTTGTGATATGGAGGATCTAATTGAGGATGTTTAGGTTCATACTCTGATATATGCACTAATGCACCTGTCCACTCTTTAACCATTTCTCTATATGGAAATGCTTGTCCCGATCTGTCAGAAATAGCCTGACTTCTTTTACCACTTGCATAACTCATTATACACCATCTCCAAAATAAGTTTGAGGAGAAATGTATACTGAAGTTCTTGAACCATCTTCATTTAATGCTCTAATTAATTCATCTTCATATAATTGTTTTAGTAATTGTATTCTATCAGGTGCTCTTTTTTGTGATAAATAATATGCAAGCCCAGAACACATACAAGGTAAAAATCTGTAAGCGACATCAGCTGTTTTTGTAAAACCACCTGCATCTTCAATTCTATTAATTGAATAAAATTTTAAAGTTGTGTAAGTTGATGCGTCTGGAGCAAGATATAAACTTATTGTTGGATCAGTTTGTCTATCAACATAATATTGTGAAGGTTGTCCTGTTGCAAGTTTATTTGGAAGTGCAGCATATGCAGATCTATCTATTTTAGTTAAAGATACATCATTTGTTGATGATGTATTTCCTGCTGCATTTGTTGTTGAGATATATGCTTCAAGCACATCATTAACATCTGTAGCTACAGTGTATGTAGCAGTACCTGCAGTTAAAGCTTGTTCATTAAGTTTAACTTTCCAAAGGTGTATACCTCTGTTTCCCCACTCTGAAAATAAAAGATTTAAACTTCTTCTTGCGCTACGTAAGTCATTACCACTATTAGTCCGCATACCACATCTCTCGTATGCTTCTTCAATAATGTCATCAATCTGAAGATCGAATGCTGTAGTTCCTGATGTAGCCATAATTCATTACATTATGTCTTTGTAATAATCTAAAGACTTTCCTGGTATTAAATTTTCATCTTGAAGGCCTTCGCCTTGAGTTCTAGCTGCGCCATAACCTTTAGCCTCAGCACCTTGATATGCTTTCATCATTTTAAAATCTTCACCAGATATTTTGCCATCTTTGTTTTTGTCTAATTTTTTTTGTCCACCTTTTAACATTTCTCCTCCATTACTTAATCCTAATAAACTTTTTAAAGATTTGAGTTGTATAAATATTGACCCCGCACCTTTTGTAACTGATTTTTTTTTAGCCATAATTATCTTCTCTTAAATATTATACGTCTATCATACCACCATAGTATCTCTTGGTAAAGGTACTGACATTATTTGGTTTTCCTCCAGAATTACCTGCTTGTCTTTTCCTTGCAACAGCAGAACGCTTTTCTGAGCTTGTCATTCGGCTTGCTTTTGCAGCAGGCACGCATTTGGGGTATTTTCTTTTTGATCCACTTGCAGATTTTCTTCCACATTCTTTATATCCTCCCCCTTTTTTAGGTGATCCTATATCTACCCATTTTTCATTAAACCATTTTTTAAGACCCATTAGAATACGCCTTTAAAACCTTTGCCTTTAATCGCTGCTCCTGCTCCACGTACCTCGCCACCACAATTCATTGGTTCGATTGATTGAGCTGAAGGTCCTTGTCCAAGAGGATATGTTGTAGTATCAACTGACATTGCTGCGTCTGGTTCAACAATTTTATAAGGTTTTTTCTTTGGTTTTTTATAATTATATTTTTTTTCTTTAGGAAAATTATCTATAATTTTCTGTGTTTCTTTTTTTAATTCTTCAATAGTTTTTGCAGCCATTAAATCATATCCTTATAATAATTACTTAAATTTTCATTTGAAACTTCATGCCCTGCTAAATTACCTTTAATGTAACTTCCATTATAAGGTTGTAAAGTTTGTGCAAATTTTCCTGAAGATGCTTTTACTACCGACTGTAAAGTTTTAGCTTGAGAAGCGTGTAACTTAGATGCTTTTTTTAAACCACCTATAACTTGTTTTATTTTAGTTTCTCCACCTATTTTTTTACCGGCTGGTTTAGGTCCCTTAAAATCTTTTCTTTTAAGACCAGATGGATCCTTTGCTTTTCCCGCACAAATTTTAGATGCATAAGCATTAGCATATGCAGAAGGGTATACTTTAAATTTTCTTTTAGCTGCAGATTTTCCTCTAGCACATAATTTAGTCATGCGAAAAGTATATCATTAATACATTATACAGTAAATGTCTTAGCTATACCGTTTTTTGTTTTCTTTTTAATAGATAATTTAACTCTTGCTTTTTTCTTTTTTTCATCTCTTGCACCCCTTAATTTACCGTCAATTTGTGCAGGTATTTGTCCTCTAGTGATTGCCATTATAATATATCCTTTGCTTTACCTATTATTGGTTTATACTTAGTTTTACCTTCTTGTCTATAAGCAAGAAGATATTGCTCTCTTCTGTTTTCAGCAACCCAACTTGCGTGGATCCACCCCGAGTTAGGTTCTCCGGGCGTGTAGTACTCAAGAATCAATTGATCTGTCTCAAGATTTTTTTTTACCCAATCAGCTACTTCAGCATTATCAACTCCTACACATTCAAAATCACAAGCCTCAGCTTTTGCATGTTGTGAATTTCTAGAGCTGCCAATAGCTAGACATAAATCTTCACTACGAAATCCACTAGTCACCTTTACTCTACCGAAGTGATCCCGTACGGGTTGTAGTATATTTTCACAAAGATCTTTTAATTTTTCTATCTGTCCTGCATTAGGATTATTATTAATACCCTTTCTAACAGCTGTATCTGATTTGATAAGCTCTAATAGAGTAAAGTTACGACTTAAGTTCATAGCTATTCCTATTTTAATATTAATTTAACAATTGATTTTTCGCCCATATAAATTTCTGTTTCTGCTTTTGATTTTAAACAATGGTATTCTACATTACTTCCTGTATTAGTACGCATGGCAATTCTTTTTCCTTTCAAACAGTTTGACATTGATTCTTGTATTCTGTGTTCTATTATTTCTCCATTAACAATCATAAGTAAAGCTATAACAATTTCCATTAGTGTGTCCCGTTTCCGTTTGCTCTAACTTTATCTTTCAATTGTTCAACATCATTTAATGCTTTTTCTAGTTGTGCTTTTAAAAATTCTATATTTACTTTGTTAGTCATATTTTGTTCTTGAGTTATCTCTAACTTCTCTGTTGTCTTGTACAAATCTTCTATCAACATGTATTGTTCTTGATCTGTGGGTAATTGCTCACTCTTCTTGAGAAGATCAGCCTGAAACAACTCACGTGATGTCTCAAGGCTTGTTAGCCTGCTAGTGACCTCTGTGTACGCAAACACGCCCATAGCTACACCAGCAATGATTGCTAGCATATTTTTCATTGGCATACTTATAGATGTATTTTCACTTACTTTCATAATGGTGCTACTAAAAATGTTAATACAACAAATGCAATAATAATTATTCCTGTAAAATAATAATTCATACTGGCACACTCCATATTAATTACTTTCATTTAATTGACTACGCATTATTAAAAAATTTTTAAAATCTTGTTCCATTTCATTTATTTTTTCTTCCATGGTTTTCATTTTATCATCAGATACAATTCTGTTTGCTTTATCTCTTTCAATGCCTAACATAATTGCATTTTGATTGGTGTTTAGTTGTCCAATATATGTTTTAAAATTTAATAAATGAGTATCATTTATTATAGTAATTTCTGCTTGATTTTTATTAATAGTCTCTGTTAGATCTACAATATATTTAACACCTGTAAATGTCCCTACTAATAAGGATGCAATCACTGGTATCATTACTACATTTTTCTTTAATAATTCTGCAATATTCATTTCTTCTTTTTCCT